AAGATCGCTGTATCAGACAATAAGAATGATGATAGTGTTTCCCTTGAGTACCAAAAAGTATGTGCGGATGTTATAAACTACATTAATGAAAGGTACGGAAACAAGTACGTTCCTAGAACTTATGAGAAAAGATTTAAAAGCATCTTATCTAAAAAATTTAATGGAAAGCCAATTACAGGATCAACAATGGTTAAAGTATTTATGTGGTGTAAAGATAATTGGAGCCAAAAGTATCAATCTTCAGTTACTCCTGAGGTAATATTTGGAAAGAAATTTATAGAAAAGTATTTAATACAATATACAGAGTGGGAGACAATGAGTAAGGTCGCCCCCAATCGAAAGAATATAGCAATAATATGACAGACAATTTATCTAAACTGCAAGCACTTGGCATCGATGTCAAGAGTAACACAGGCACCGAGCCTCAAAAAACCACTTGTCCAAAGTGTTCTCATACCAGGAGAAAAAACAAGAATGAAAAATGTTTAAGGGTCTGGGTAGAAACAGGAACTTATTACTGTCACCATTGTGGAGATAACGGATCTGTTGCAGAATATGAAACAGAATATGAAATTCCTACCGTTAGATCATTACCAATATCTGATAAAATTATTTCTTTTTTTAAAGAAAGAGGTATTAATGAAGATACAATAGGATACTATGGGGTTACTGAAGGCATGGAGTATATGCCTCAGGTACAGTCTGAGAGGGCTGTTATTCAATTCAATTACATAAGAAAGGGTAGAAGGGTTAATGTTAAGTTTAGAGACGCTGAGAAGAACTTTAAATTAAACAAAGGATCTGAACTTATTATGTATGGTTTAGATGTTATTAAAGACTCTTCATGGTGTATTATAACTGAAGGAGAGTTTGATGCTATGGCTTTTTATGAAGCAGGATTACAGCAGGAGCGACTTATGTTTGCTTGTTCTGTACCTAATGGAGCATCAACAGGAAATCAAAACCTTACTTATTTAGACAACAGCATAAATGAGTTTGAAAATAAAGAGAAGATATATTTAGCATTAGATAACGATGCACCAGGTATTAAATTAAGAGATGAGTTATCGAGAAGAATTGGCAAAGATAGAATTTGGTTAGTAAATTTTCCAGAAGGATGTAAGGATGCCAATGATGTTTTACTTAAGCATGGATCAGAAGTATTAGTCAAGTGTATTGATTCTGCAAAACCTTTTCCACTAGAAGGTGTAAGTAAAGCATCAGATTCTCGTAAAGAAATACATAATTTATATAATTATGGAATGCCTCAAGGAGATACTATAGGTTATGATAATTTTGATAAACTTATGTCTTGGAGGCCATCAGAATTTACTTTAGTAACAGGTGTTCCTGGACATGGTAAGTCAAGTTTTGTGGATCAAGTAGTTATAGAACTTGCTAAAAAAGGATGGAAGTTTGGAGTGTTTTCTGCTGAAAAACAACCTATTAAAGTACATGTTGCTGAATTAATAGAAAAATATGCAGGTAAGAAGTTTGGTAGAGGATCGGTAGATAGTTTACAGCCTGAAGAATTAGATCCTGCAATTGATTTTATAAATAAACATTTCTTTTTTATAAACTTAAAAGATAATGATCTGACAGTTGAAGGAATACTAAATAAAGGAAAAGAGTTAGTTAAAAAACTGGGGATCAATTGTTTGATAATAGATAATTGGGCTTTCGTTGAACATAAAATTGAAAGAGGTATGAATGAACACCAATATACTGGACTTCAATTATCAAAGATTAAAATATTCAAAGAAGCGTATGACTGTGGAGTTATGTTAGTAGCACACCCACAGAAATTAAAGAAAGAAAATGGGAAGGTAGAGGTCGCTTCAGGTTACAGCGTAAGTGGTTCTTCCCACTTCTTTAATAAAGTAGATAATGGAATTACTGTGTATCGAGATTTTGAAAAGGAATTAGTCGAGGTACATGTTTGGAAGGTACGATGGAGATTTACAGGAAAAACCGGTATGCAGGAATTCAAATATAATTTAGATACAACATGTTATTCAGAATATAATAATGGCGAAATTGAAACAAAGAGTGGGGAATTCCCTTCATTCAAAGGCCAATAAACAAAACCTTTATAAGGTTGATTGGACTAGAAATAATTGGGGAGGAAAAATAGGAAAAAATAAAAAGTTTGAAACAGGTGATAGTGTTTTGAGAGTTGCTATGTTAGATGAAGTAATTCCAAATCGTGAAGATTATTTTATTAGGCCAAACAGTCAAGGTCCAGATTATTATCTTTTGTATCAAGGTTTTCATGAATCAGTAGAGTATTCAGACATCAAGACTTTTGTAAAGAACAAAATGGTATATGTCTATAACGAATTTAATAAATATGGCAAACACTAATAGAACAAAGGGGCATAATTATGAGAGAGAATTAGTTAAAGATTTTAAATCTTTAGGATTTACAGATTGTGTAACATCTAGATATGGATCAAAGATGTTAGATGATAAAGGGATAGATCTCATGAACACAGGAGATTTTGTAGTACAAGCGAAATGCTATAAAAGAAATCCGCAATATAAAAAGGTTTTAGATGATATGGATATTAAGCCAACAGACATACCTATTGTATTTCACAAGGCACCTGGAGGTAAGCAATATTGTATTTTATACAAAGAAGATATGTTAGAATTAATAGAAATGCTTGTGCAAAACAAGATAATAAACACACCATAAATGGAAGAGATGCCAGTAAAATATAAAATAAGAATACCTACAATAGATAAGTTACTTAAAGATCATAATGAGGATCATGTAAGCATTGTATCGGTAAACAATACAGAAAAAGAAATAAAAAAATTAAAAGAGTTAGATGAAACTCTTGCAACGAAAATAGACGATGTAAATATTATCGTCTGTGAAGTCCTGGAATATCTTCAGGCGAGAGGTTTAGACACCTCTGAATATATATAACACTTTAATTAATAATTATGTCAAATTCAGTAGAATTACAAGGTCGCATCAAAGAAATCTCAGATGCACAAACCATTCAAACTCAAAAAGGAGAGATTGAAAAAAGAGTATTAACAGTTGAATTAGGTGCTGATTCTCAGTATCCTGTTGACTATCCTGTTGAAGCAATTGGTGCTAAAGCAAATTTGTTTAATGCATACAAAGCAGGAGATGAAGTCACAGTTTCTATTAACTTAAGAAGTTACAGAGACCGAGATAATAATCTTAGAACTGCTAACGCTAATGCTTGGAAAATTACTTATGCGGATGGTAATATTCCTAACAGTAATAACACTCACGCTAACAACGTTGAGTCGGCTGTCAATGATGGCTTAACGTTTTAATGGATACTAGAGAAAAAATTGAGAGGGTCGGTGCCGAAATCATCGGCCTTCTTATCTCTAAAAACGCAGACTACGGAGATTCCGCAACATCTCCTGTAAGTATATTTGGTGATGGAGATCCTGTTAAATCTTTATGTGCAAGAATAGATGATAAAATATCTAGGATAAAACAAAAAGGTATCTATGATAAAACAGAAGATACTGTTAAAGATCTTGTAGGTTATTTAATTCTTTTACTTATTGCATTAAAAGATAAAGAAGAACCATTAAATCAAATGAAAAATAGAAATAAACCACCTGAAGATCACAAAGGATGGTTTGGTTACACTAATAATAGTTGGGGGATTTAATTCTCTCAACTATTTTTTTATTGAACTATACTTTTCAAATCCTCTCGATCCGAAGTATGCAACATAGATAGTAACTAAAAGAGTTTTTAAAAGTTCTATCCAACTCTCATCAATATCAAAAGCAATATCTAAACTGTCTAGGATAATATATAAAGACATCATTACAGTCAAGTATATCAATGTCATAGGACGTGTATTTTTTGAGAGCCATGAATCTGATTTCATGTCTGATTCCCAACGCTTACTTACCTCTTGCAACTCAATCATATCAAGTTCTAAAAGTTTCATTGCTTTTTCTTTATCTTCTGGAGGTAAAATAGCAGGATCCTCTTTTTCAATTAGACCTTTAACTACACCTAATACTCCTGCATCAGGCAAAACATCCCCTACAATACCTAAAATTGCAGGTACTTTGTCGGTTAAAAATTTTCCAACCTTAGTGTCTTTGAATTTCTTTTTTGGTTTTTTATCACTCATCGCTTTCCCACCATTTAATATGTAACATTATAAATATAAAATATATATTTAACTCATAGCAATCATCTTCGTCATCCGGACAATAGAATGCCCATCCTAATAATGGACCAATCCTGAATCTTTCTGATATTGCAACTTCGAAACCTAAGTTATCGAACATATTTTTCTTGTATTGATTTATATTCTTCTTGAGCATCAAAGCAAGGGCAACTTTTACTGGACCAATTATTATGACCAGAAACCTCTGCCCCTGGATAACTAGCACAAAGATAACCAATCAAATACTCTAGACTATCTTTTTGTTCTTGCGTTCTTGTATCTTTTGCAATCCATTTACCATCTTCACTTCGTTCAGATTCCACTCCACCGACATATGTAATACCAATGCTGTCTTTATTATGATTTTTAACATGAGCACCTGATTTTTCTATAGGTCGCCCAGGATTTATAGTACCATCTAGTTGTACAACATAGTGATAACCAATTCCTGACCAACCTCTTTTACGATGCCATGAATCAATTGTTTTAACTGATATCGGCTTTCCTTCTTGTGTCGCAGTACAATGCACGACAATTTTGTTTATCTCTCTCATAATTATTCGTTATTTTTTATCCAATTATTCATATTTTTCCCTTTAGATATTGCTTGTGCTGTTGTCCACATTTTTTGAATATTAGTCTTGTGCATGCCTTTAGATCTACCACTAGTAGTAATTATATTATCTTTTAGTTTACCTGCACCTTTCATATAATTACGAAGTAACCTACTAAATTCTTGACCAGTAGTTATTTGATGTTGATATAGTTCTTCATCTTCAAGAGGTCTCATTTCCATTCCCATTCTTATAGGTCTATTTTGAATCTTACCAGGATAAGCGTTGTATTCATCAATGAATTGCCATCTAGGATCTTCACCCCTTAAACCTAACCAATGAGTATAGGGTATTACTGTTTCACCAGGATAACTTTTAGCCTTTTCACCAAATACGTCAATCTTAGGTTGACCTGCTATTTGACTTAGTCCTGCGGCATATAATAAAGCGTTCTTTGCGTCACCTGCACTATAAGAGGTTGCATCAAATATTTTTGTAACCTGTCTAAATAGATTTGCATTTTGAGGTAGTGGTCTTAAAATAGTTCCGCCTACAGATCTTAGAGATGTTTTAGCAAAACGATCTAATATTTTTTTTGTACTTGAATCACCAACTGCGTTGGGATCATATTGAGATCCACGACCATCTATCTGTCCAAATATAGCATCTGATAATTCTTTTACTGAAGTTAATACAGAAGAGTCCATTATAAGTTTTGCGGAGTTTCCGTAAGCAATAATTAATCTATTCTTCATATCATCAAACACTTCTCCTTTTCCCCCTGTCATTTTATGAGTTTCCATATAATTACCTATAATAGCCAATGGAATAGACAAAGGAATTATATTCCTGTAGTCCATCATTACATTACCTACTTTTACCGTATATGGAGGCAGAGGTGCGTTTTTCATATCATTTCTAGTGTACTGGTTAGAGTTGTTATAACCACCACCACTTACTTCAAAAAACGGATCATCATCATCATCTTCATATGCCATAGCCGCAAGTGCTGCTAGACCCATAAACGACATTGTACCAAAGTATGCTCTAGACAATTGTTCCTCTCTCATTCTAGACCCCTTGTCACCTAGGCCATCTTTAGCAATATATGCTCTTGCTAAACCTATACCAGGTGTAACATCAATCATATATTCACCAATAGAACCAATAATACTTGTAAATGGAACAAATGATTTTATAACTAATTTATTTAAAGTATTAGCAACCTCAGACTTATAAGTTTTATTAGAATATTTTCTTATAAAGTTTGCAATAGCAGCAATAGGATGTGCGAAACCTGTTCTGTTATCTATAAATACTTGTGCATTACTAGCGAGGTTTGCATCTGCTGCTATTCCATTTATTTCCGCCTCTTTCATGGCTTTCATATAATCCTTGAATTCTTCCATTGTTCCATCGAAGCCTTCTTTCTTTTTCATTACTTCAAGTTCAGCATCTGATTTGTTAATAAAATCTTCACTATACTTTTTAGCAAGTGCCTCATGCATTAACTCTCTTGCTCTAACAATTTCTATATTACTAAAATCAGTATTAGGATCAGCCTCACGCATTCTATTCATTAAGGTTTCCATTTCTGCTTTAGCGTGTCTACTAACTTCAGTTGCTAAGTATAAATCTGATGCTCTTTGTCTTAATTGATTTTTAGGAACACCATCTTTTCTTAATTGATCTAACAAATAATTATAATATCTACCTTCATACCCGACTTTACTTATAAATCTATCAGTAGCATTTAACATTCTACCTACATACTTATAGTAATTGTAAGGGTTTGCTTTTCCTCCTTTGAATTCTGTTGTTTCTAAAACATTATACTGGCCACTATCTGGTGTGCTTTCAGAGTTCTGGTATTTATCTATTCTGGAACCATTTTTCATAATATCCATAGCCATGTTATAGCCTTGTTCCATACCTTTTATATTGCCACCAGAACTAATTTTCCTTATAAAATCAAAATAACCGCCTGTGAAAATTTTATCTACCCTTGACATTTCCATTAACGGTTGTAGCACAATGTTTGCACTACCTGATGTCACATTTAATACTTGCGTAGAAACACCTGATAAAAGTGCTGCGTATTGTAGACCAAAGAAGGTGTCTTGCCAGGAGTAAGAAGGCAATACTGAATCCATATATTTATACATAGATCTCATAGCAACATTTGCTAGTTCACTATTTTCTGGAGCCTCTTTAAATATAGAATGTAACTCTTCAATTTTTGCACGCTGTTCTGATGATAGTGTTGTGCTTTCTAATTTTTGTTTACCTCCAAAAAGTCTATGAAAAAAATGACCAAACTTACCTTTTTTGTCCATGTCCTCATTGAACTTTTCCATTGCACGTTCAGTTCTGTCAATTAATGAAGCGGCTGTTTGTGCTGTCCAAGATCTTAGTGCAGCAGATGCTTGTCCTGATCTTGTAGCGTCATATGCTAAAACACGTTCTATCTGACCCATTGTATCAATAACAGAATCGATTTCTGTCCCTGATGCACCTTCTGATCTAAGTTTACTAACCTTTAACCCATAATGATGTAATGCTGCTTGACGTGCTAACTGAACTCTCGCTAATTCTTCTATTGTAGTACCACGACCCAGTAAATCTTTTATTACTTGTTCGTTTTCAAACCCCCCTCTATTATTTATATCTTCAACTACTAGTTCCATGGTTTCTTTCATATCCATAGTCTTGTAATAGTTTGGGTTATTGTTTACCCAATCATAAACTTCTTGCTTACCTACATCACCATCTTTACCTTTTTCAATAGACCCTGTCTCAAAACCTCTTTGCCTGAAACCTTCAGATCCCATAAATTTATTAAGCAGCATTCTCGCTTCTTCAGTAGATATTTCTTTACCATCTACTCTTTGAGAATAAATCTTAATTGCGGGTATAAGTTTAGAAGGCACCATGCCTTGTCCACTTAATGTAGTAAGTAACTGAGTAAGTTGATCAGGTAGTTT